CTTGTAGAAACTGCATGGGATTGGTCGCCATTACGCAATACCCTGACGATTACTACCTCAAATGGTGACAACCTTTACTCCTTAACCGGAAGCCGCAATGAAGGCAAGGTTCTGAACTTTATTAACGATACTTCTAATTGCTTGGTGGAGTATCAGACCCAGAATTGGTTTGATGATAAGGACTTCATTCAAGAGGCCGTTACAGGCTCGCCCAAGAACTTTACTTATGCCGGTGTTGATGGCAGTGGTGATACTCAGGTTAAGTTATATCCGACACCGGATCAGGCATATACCCTGAAGGTTCGCGTAGTTTTGCGAAATGTGGCGTTGTCAGCGGATTCGGATACGCTTGCGATACCCAGCGGCCCCGTTTTGCACATGGCAATAGCTTTGTTATCAAGGGAAAGAGGCGAGACAGGTGGCACGTCTACTGCTGAATACTTTGCAATTGCTGATAAGCACTTGTCTGATGCAATTGCCTTGGATGCCCAGAAACATCCAGAAGAGACAATCTTCTACACACCGTAGGATAGGTTATGGCACAGCCGTTACGCAGCATTGATCTTGTCGCCCCTGCCTTTAAGGGCGTTAACTCGGAAGACTCTCCTATTGCCCAAGATACGTCATTCGCAGAAATTGCCGATAACGCGATTATCGATCGACAAGGCCGATTGGCATCCCGTAAGGGTAATAACGTCCTGACCACCAACAAGACTGCGTTGGGTACAGACCATATCCATAATATCCATGAGTTCTACGACAGTGCTGGCAACGAAACGATATTTAGCACTGGCAACAACAAGATACTGAGTGGCACGACTACGCTGACAGATGTCACCCCCGGCTCATACACGATTACCGCTAATGATTGGAAGATCGTAAACTTTAACGACAAGGCTTATTTCTTCCAGAGAGGTTTTGACCCATTAGTTCACGACAATAGTAATGGGCTGAGAACCTTCACCGTGGCTAACGGTGGTGCTACTAACGCTACCTTCAAGGCGAATGAGGTTGTTGCTGCATTTGGTAGGCTGTTTATTGCTGGCAATGCTACTAATGACACCATTATTTACTGGTCTGATCTATTAGATGGCAATGCCTTTACGGGCGGGTCTAGCGGCAACATTGATGTATCCAAGGCATGGCCCGATGGGGCTGACAAGATTGTTGCCTTAGCTGCACATAATGACTTTCTTGTAGTCTTTGGCGAACACAGCATTATTGTTTAAGTGACGATGGTCTGAGAAGCCTTGGTAGGACAATACAAGAAAAGTCTCTGCCTATATCTGACCTTAGCCGTAATGTAAAACAAGACCTGATTGCCAAGCTGGCATCTAAAACTAGCCCTGCCAGCACCGTATACAGCCCTGAAAACTACTTTTACCTGTTGTGCTTACCCGACAGCAACCTTGTTTATTGTTTTGATCTTAGGGGTCGGCTGGAAAATGGCTCATTCCGCGTAACCAAGTGGCCTAGCGTAGGGTTCAAGTCCTTTGCCAGAGACAGGGATGGCACTATTTATATAGGCACTACAGATGGCATTGGTAAATACGATGGTTTTGATGACAACAACTCATCTTATATCTTCCGATATTCAAGCCCTGGTTTAACCTTTGGCGACCCATCAAAGATCAAGATTCTTAAAAAGATACGGCCTACGATTATTGGTGGTAACAACGTAGACATTGTTCTTAGCTGGACTTATGACTTTTCGGTTCAGGCTAATACGTCACGTTTTAGGGTGGGGTCTACGAACCCAGCTTTCTTTGGGGTGTCAGAATACAC